TCACCTCTCACGATAGATGTTGCTCCCATCTCAGGTACTTCATCACTATTAACAAACTGCCATCCCTCTTGCATTTTTCGCCCTATATGTGCATAATCTTCTTGACCTTTAAGAGTTATTCTTAACCATCCTAAAGATATGCCTTCGCTGGCGTAGCGTTCTTCTATTGCTTTTGGTATTTCAAGTTGATTCGGCTCTTCAAATGTATATTCAGTTTCTTGTTTAATGTTGTTCTCTCTGAGTTGTGAACTACGTGTATTTGTTCGTGTTGTCATTATTTACCTCCACGTTGCGTGTTAATTGTTGTATACTCACCATCAGCTTGTTCAGCTTTCATTTTTTCTTGAGCATACTGTTCAAGGGGTATATTCCATTTATTAGCTATATTAACTTCATTCTTAGATAATCTAACTTTCTTGGAATTAGGAGTAGAACGTGATGCTCCTGCTACCACTTGAGCAGGTCTTGACGTAACCTGCTGCCGATTATTCTGTTGCACTTCTTGAAACTTTGTAGGAAATGCTTCTCGAATTCTTTTGTCAACTTCCTGATAAAATTCATCATCACCAGTTTCATAACCTTCTGCTTTTAATTCAGCATCTATTGCTAAAGCTGATGCAGTCATTACATTATCTTTACCAAACCATTCATTATTTCTTGCCCAGTCTTGTGCTTTAGGGTCTCCTGTTGGCACTGGTTGTTGATATTGTTGTGGTGATGCGACAGGCTGTCTTGGTGCTTGTTGCACATTTTTAAATCTTTCTTTTGTAACATTAACATTCTTTAAATCAACTTGAGCTTCATTAAGCATCTCTTGAGCTGATAAAAGTTTGTCTTGGTCACCTGCTTCATAAGCATTCTTGTATGCTGTACGAGCCATTTGTAATTTATCAGTTAATTGTTTTTCTGTTACTTCTAAATTCTTTTGATTAACAGAAGTAAATTCTGTTTCTCTTTGTTTAACTAAACCTTGTAGTTGTTCGTTTTGTTGTACAAGTTGAGTTATCTGGTCTTCTTTATCTTTTCTTTGTTTAATTAATTGTCTTATTCTTTTTTGAGCACCTTTAGTTTCAATACCTTCTAATTCTTTTTCTGCTGGTGCTTCTGCTTTTGGTTCTACTGAAGAAGGAGTAGCATCATCTTTTTCTACTTCTACTTCTATTTTTTCTTCTTCTTCTTTTACAGGAGCTTCTACTTTCTCCCAGTTTTCTTCCTTTGTCATGTTACCTCCGTTGTTTACGAGACAAACGTATTTACGTTTTAAATTTATTATATCATATAATTTTTAGTTAAAGAAATTTAATTTGAACTAGCTGTTAAATTAAATGTTGGGTCTAAAGTCTTAGGACTTTCTACTCTCATAATTATTTGGTCATCATATAATAAAATATATTTAATACCTTTATATTTTATTTTCTGACCTGTATGTTTACCATAGCATACATAATCATCTATCTTACACCAAGGTCCTTTATTAAATTTTTCTTCATCTGCATAAGCTAAGTCACCTATTGCAACTACTTTACCTACTGTCGTTAAGTATGCCATATCTTCTCTAGTAGAATCTGGCAATAGAATTCCACCTTTAGTCTCTTGTTTTATACTTACAGGTCTAACTAAAACATGATAACCTGGTAATTCAGGTAAAATATCTGGGTCTTCCTGTTCGTTCTTTGTTATCCAAGCATCATTCTTTACTGCTTTTCCTACGTGTACTTGTTGCATATTAATCCTCTTCTGTATTATTACGTTGTTTTATAGTTTCAATAAATTGGGTTCGTGCCCATTCAATACCATTAATAGTTCCTACAATTTGTTTATAACTATCATAGGAGTCTGCATTACCATC